CAAAATAGTATTGTGTGGTGCATACGGCATCTTACTCAATCCCAATCTCAGTTTGGCACAAGCTGGAACGAAAAGGGGGCTATGACTACACAATATCAAGCAGATGTGCAAATGAGAATTAAGTTTGATAAAGCTTGGTGTGTTGGTAGTGGAGAAAAGCAAAAGCAGGTTGGCCAAGAAGTTCATTGGCTTATCGAGTCCTCTGCTCTAGGAAGGCCTCATCTTGAGGCTACTTCTTATATTCGTTATGGTGCCGGTATTGATGGCGCATATGAAATGATCAATCTGGCGATGGATGCTGGATTGATTACTAAGGCAGGAGCATGGATAACTGCCGATTACATGAAGAGATATCCACAACTTCTTGGTTTAACTGAATGGAATGATGATGCTATCAAGCAAATCAAAGCTCAGGGGATAGATAAAATAGTTTCATTATTAAATGAAAATCCAACTTGGTTGGAAGCTTTGATTCAAGAAGTTAAAGCAATTCTATAATGAAAATAACTGGGCTAGATGGAAAAATACACAATTGGATTTACGCAGGAAATACTTCGGAAGAAGAATTGAATAAATCCAATTTGCATATCCGAGCAAGGAAATTATTGAAAGTAATGTTTCCTTTAGATAGGATTATGGAAGAAATTCATCTGCCCGGATCTTTTGGCTTAAGGTTGGATTTTTTTCTTCCAACTAGAATGATGGCCATTGAGGTTCATGGAGAACAACATTATAAATATAATAGTTTTTTCTATAGTAGCAAAATGGAATTTGTTAAAGCAAAAAAACGTGATGCTAACAAGATAGAATGGTGCAAGATCAATGGTATTAGGATTGCTGAGTTACCCTATAACGAAGGTGATGAACAATGGATGAACAGAATTTACCAATGTTAGATATCTTGGAAAAGATATTGCAAGAATTTGAAAAAAATATTATCCCAGAAGATGGGAAAGGAGCACTCAAATTTTTGACAATGGATGAATCAGAGTTAGGATGTCTAAGCTCAGAGCAATGTGGTGAAGCTGCCATTATGCTTACTAGCCTTTCCTATAATGTGCATCGTGCCGTAAACAAAGAAAAGGCAAAAGCTGGATATTTAAATAAATCATTGATGAAAAATATTGCGCCAAGAATGGGCCAATATTCTAATCAATATAAAACAACAGAAGAAAAAATGGCTTTGGCAATTGCTGATGATGATTTTGCAATTAAACTGCAAAAAGCCCTAGTGATTTGCCAAGCTAAGATTGATAGAATGGAATATATCTCAATAAAACTAGATAATTCCGCAGAAGCATTTAAGGCATTACAATTAACCAAGAGGAAGATGTCATGAAAAAGCAAGATATTCTAATGAGTTTAGTTCTAGCCCATCAAGAAAAAAAGTGGGATAGAATTGAATCTATTTTAAAGGCAGAAGGATTGGAAGTAGCAAGTAGCAATGTTAAAGTCCAACAGACTGAAGAAAAGCCAGTATTGAGAAATGTTCAATCTTTTGAGATAAAAAATAGAACACAACAATTTGAGTTTAAAAAGCAAAATACAAATCAGTTTGTTAATAACTTTGTAGATGATTTAACTATAGAAACTTCAGAAATCGCAAGCGATAAAAAAATAACGGCTAATGTTAAGCCAAAAATGAGAAGGCCTCCAACCAATCAATCAGAATCGGTAACTGTAACATGCCGTAATTGTAATAAGCCAATGAGTATTTCTTCATTTGAAGCCAATCTTAGAAGTAATAACGATGCAAGTTTTACTTGTGGTTCGTGCTTAAAGAACTTAAGGGGTATGCGATAATGATTGATGCGGCAGCAGAAAGAGCCGTTTTGGCTGGACTTTTTAGTGGTGGGCATGATGCTCTTGTTGATGTTGCAGATCTATTAACACCAGAATGCTTTCAGCAAGGTAAAAATAGCTCATATTATAAAGTATTGTCAAAAATGTTGGCGGATCCAAATTCAAAAGCGGATGTGCCAACTTTCTATTCTGTTGCCAAAAGTCTTAATCTATATCACATATTTGAAGACCAAGAAGAACAAAAATTTTTACGGGCTCTTACAATTACATCTGTAGAGCAAAATAACGTAAGAAAATTAGCGGCAAAATTATTAAAACTAATTAAGATAGAACAGTACAGCAATGTTCTATCAGATGCTTCAGATAAATTATCTAAATTTTCTGGAGACGAAAGCATAGGACAAATATTGTCTGTTGGCGAAGAAGCAGTATTACAATTTTCGTCAACATTGGGTGAACAATCAGAAACGGTTAATCACATATCTAAAGATTTAAATGAATATATAGATTATCTAATTAGCAATCCAAATATGGCAGTCGGCATTTCCTCTGGGATGCCAAAGTATGACGAAGCCATTGGCGGAGGATTACAACGAAGCTCAATTAATGTTATTGGTGCAAGGCCTAAGACTGGTAAAACAATGCTAGCAGACAATGTAGCATTGCATGTGGCTATGAATCTAGGTATACCAGTATTGAATCTAGATACTGAAATGTCGCCAAAAGAACATTGGCATAGAATGTTGGCTAATTTATCCAATGTAGAAAGCAACAAAATTAAAAATGGAAGCTTTGCAGTCAATGTTGTTGATAGACAAAAAGTTATTGACGCTTCAAAAGTATTAAAAGAAATACCATATCATTATGCAAGTATCGCCGGTCAACCTTTTGAAGAAACACTAAGCATAATGAGGAGATGGATTCATAAGCATGTTGGATTTGAAGACGATGGAAAACAAGCAAAGCCGTGCTTAGTTATTTTTGATTATATTAAACTAATGGATAATAGCGGATTATCAAAAAATATTTCTGAGTTTCAAGCACTTGGATTTTTGATGACTGGATTACATAACTTTGCAGTCAAATATGATATTCCAATTTTGGCATTTGCTCAAATAAACAGAGACGGTATAAATAAAGAAGATACGGATGTTGCTGCCGGATCTGACAGAATCATTTGGCTATGTTCCAATTTCTCTATTTACAAATTTAAATCTGATGATGAGAAGGCAGCTGAATCATCTGATGATGGAGTTAATTATAATCTAAAATTAGTTCCAATCATTAGTAGGCATGGTGGCGGATTGGAGAGCGGTGATTATATAAATATTCACGCTCAATATAAATATGGGAAAATTACAGAGGGGCCATTAAGAAGTGAGTTACTTAAATCGACTGGCACAGCAAAACCCAAAACAGCCAAGAAAAAATCAGGAGACAAGCCAGAACAGATTGAGTTCGGAGCAGATTAACGATTTATGCCGTCAAATTAGTGAAAGAATAGAAGAAATTTTTGAATTCTTTCAGATTGATATTAAGCAAATTTATGGCAACTATTCTTCATCATGTCCAATTCATGGTGGAGATACAATAACTGCATTTAATTTTTATCCAAATATTAATTCGGATAAGAGGCCAATGTGGATATGTTGTACTAGAAAGTGCGAAGATACTTTTTTCAAAAGCTCATTAGGGCTTATCAGAGGTATTCTAAGTCATAGAAAATATGGTTGGAGTAAAAAAGGTGATCAAGAAGTTGGCATGTGGGAAGCTATTAATTTTTTAAAAAGCCAATTCAATATAACCATTGATCAAAATAGGCAAAAAGTCCAAGAAGAGAATCGCGCTTTTGTAAAGTCGGCTAATTTTTTTCAAGAACCAGAAAAAGTAACTGGAACAATGACTAGAAGCCAAGCTCAAAAAATGCTTGACATACCATCTAATTATTTTCTAGAACAAGGCTTTCAAGAATCAACTTTAAAGTTTTTTGATGTGGGAGATTGCTTTTATGGCGATATGCAAGATAGAGCAGCAGCTCCAATATTTGATGAAAATAATAAAAATGTAATTGGGTTTACTGGAAGAGCGTTAGGTCCAAATTCTATAAAATGGAAAAATACTAAAGGTTTTCCAAAGAGCAGATGCTTATACAATCAATTTCACGCTTTTTTAGCTGGTAAAAAAACGAATACAATTTTTATTGTTGAAGGACCAAAAGATGTTTGGAGAATGCACGAAGCTGGATATCCTAATACCGTAGCGGTATTTGGAGTTAATTTGACAGATGGTCAACAAATTTTACTAGAAAAGTCTGGAATAATGAAT